GTAATAACAGTAAACACAGTTTCTTCTGCATTTGCAGTTGCCTGTAATTTAAAACGTTGTACATTAGCAACAGTAGGTTGTACTTCGACGTCCCATTCAGCACCTTTAAATTTAACAGTTTTAAGTTTTTCGTTAATGATGTCTGCGTTCATAAAACGATAATCGTTTTTAAAATCACCAGCGGCATTTTCAAAGTGAATACCTACTGGAATAGTTTGACCGTTACGATCAGCAGTAACAACATCAATTGATGCTCCGTCTTTGTATTCTGGACACTTCAAGTGAATGTCTAGTTTATTTAGGTTGGGCATACCAAACGTGCCTTTCATTTCTACTTGAGCATTTTTAGTATTAGCCTGTAGAATAACAGAACGATCTTCAGCCATGCTGTCGATTCCTGTCTGTGCATCATCACCATTGACTTTAACAATATTCAAAAAGCCAAGTGCGTGTGTATGTGCTACAATATCTTGTAAAATGTCTTTCATTTGTTTTCTCCGTTCCTTTTACATATTATATTTAGAAAATCATTCAAAGTCAAATAAATTATTGAATGTATTCTTCTGTTCGGTTGATTTAATATCCCAATCTAGAACTCCAATTAGGTTATCCAACTTCTTATCAATGATAGTTGACTCCATTTCGTCATCTTCAAAAGGAAGTTCTTGGAACCATTTTGGTAGTCTTAGTTCATCCGTTGGGTAAGCAACCGAAGTATAACCCATAGGATTGTTTTTTAGTTTACAAACGATAACTTTCATACCGTCAACAATCTGCATACTAAACTTGTCGCCATTAAGGTCTTTGAGCGTGTTCCAGTTAATACTTGCTCTTACGTGACCTGGCATATTCGTTTTGCCTTGCTTTTTCTCTTTGGCTTGATATTCTGTAATCTTGTTAGCACGTTTAGGTGAACCTTTTTCCCAACCCGGTCGTGCCTTAAATTTTGTACGGAAGTCTGTGATCATCTCAAGCACTTGTTCTTCTTGAGCACCTGTAAGCACAGCCAACAATACTTCACTTAAGAAGTCCTGCATGAACACAGGAGTATCACTACGCTTAAGATCAAGGCCCATTGCTTTTACTTTGCCTGGCTTGCCATCTGTATCAGTTCTAAAACCTTCGTTATCATAAATCAGTGCGGCATAACGTTTCTTAGTAATGTACAGTCCTTTTTCAGCAACAATCTCTCTACCTGCGGCAATTACTTCACCTCTGCTTTTAGGACAGTGAAATGCATCGCCCATAAATGAAATGTAGTGTTTGCTTCTTCGCACACTTGGTCATACAATTGAATAACACTTTCCTTATTCCAAGGGATATCACCTTTTTCAATTTCAGCACGTAGGCTAGTGTAAGCACTAAAGTAAACAGAGTCAGTGTCACCGTATATAATGCTTTTGCCTACGTGATCATACTCACCAGTGATAATTTCATTCACCTTCGCACTCATGTGTTTTGCGATAGCACGACCTGTAAGTGTTGTGCTTTGACCAATACGATGATCAAAGAACCTACAGCCTGGATTAAGAATAGCACCATATAAACTGTTTAGGTTAATCTTTTTAACAAGTTGTCGCTTATCCCAAAAAGCAGTTTCAATTTTATTACCTGCGTCTTGTGCGGCAACTTTTTTGCCTTGCATTTCTTTACGTTCAGCATACCAACGCTTTAGTAGTCCTGGAATGATACCTTCATATTCTGTTGTAAAGATGGTTCCGTTGGCACTTAGCATCCACGGTTGATTGCTTTCAAAAATAAGCCTATATACTTCTGCGGCACTTAGCGTATCGCTTTCTCCGCCTTCCCAGTCAATATGTATTTCAATGTCTTTGCGTTGTTCCATTACATAGTCATATTCAAGACTGCCAAACTTGCCTTCCCAAGCCGCCGCAAATGATTTCTTTTTCAAATGCATTTGCTCATCTAAATAACTTTCTGTGTGATTTTGACGCAGTTGTCCTACAACAGTTGCCGGATCCATATTCAATGCTCTAATAACTGAAGGATACAGCGAATTCAAGTCCATTGAAGCAATCCAATCATGAAGTCCTTTTTTAGGATATGCTACATAAGCACCTGCCGCTTGTGCTGATCCCGGCTCTCTATGTACCCTATTAGGCACTACATATCCACGTCTATGTGCTTCGTTAATAATTGCTTGTTCTGTAACTGCCACAGCACCCATTGTTGTTGGAAGTAACACTGTGTTTGCGTGAGCAAGTTCGTTTGCTAGATCAATAAACTTTAGTTTCTTATCTAGTTTGTCAAGCAGTGCAACGTCTTGTCTGTTGTATTCAATAAATGTTTTAAAGTCGTTGTTGTAAAGTTGATCTAGTGTACCTTCGTAAACTGTTTTATTTTCGCCTACTTCAAGTTCACCGATAGCATCTAATCGATATGTGTGGCGTTCTTCATAAGTGTACTTACGATACAGTTCCAAACTATCCAAGTGTTGGCGTCCTATAAGATCATATGTTTCTTGTTCACGGCCATACTTTTCAAACTGTCTTTTCTTTGGATATTGATCCCACAAACAAAAACGTCTTGTATCTTCTTTTGAAAGCACACGAGTAACACGGTTAACAGTATACGGAATATCATAACCTTCACTGTTCCAGCCACTTAAAATATCTGCGTCTTTAATTAAGTCCAAAAACGTGTCGAGCATTTCGGCTTCAGTTTCAAACAGATATGTGTTAGGAAATTCTTTTACTTCTTCTTTTGCCTGTTCCATTGTTAGTGTCTTAGGCGGAAGTGCTAGTGTAATAAGACTGTCAAGCCATTGTAGATGTACTGTAATTGCTGTAATAGCAGTAAATGGATCTTCAGGTGAACTATAACCACGTTCCGGGTCAAAGTCAACCTCAATATCGAAAAACGCAACATTTAGATTTGGTGCGTCTTGTCCTAGATAATTTTCTTCAAGTAATCTGTATACAGGATTAATGTCTGCTTCAAATAGTCCGCGATGTTTGTTAATCTTTTGTTCTTTAAGAAAGTCTTTCCAACTCTTACAAACAACACGACTTACGCTATCGCCAAAGGTACTTTTTTGCTTGCCCTTAGCATCGCCATAATAAAATACATATCTTGCGGGGAATTCGCGAAACTCTCGTTCGCCTTTTTTGTTTCTCTCTACGACCTTGATAATATCTTTGTCACGATCCCAGAGTGCGTCTACGTAACTCAATTTGTTCTCCTATACATGCCACTTGCGGCTGGCAAAAACCAATTATGTCGTTTATGGCCGACTGACCTTCTTCAACATTATTTACTATTATATGTTCGTTGCCTAAAAAAATCAAGCCTATTTTTATATTTTACCACCAATTTGATGCAATACCGTATCCAAATACATTAACACAACTAAAGTAGAAGGTTAACAACATTACCCATGCGGCTCCACGTCTATATGCCGCATAGCATTGTGTTATGCTTCCAACGAAAAAACCCGGATATACAATGAGCATATTAGGATCTCTAGCATTAAAAGCCAATGTTAAACTAGCACCTACAGTAAAAATAAAACTTACAAGTTCAAAATAAAATGCTGTTCTATCACTGTGGTAACTGTTTAACCAAAAATTACGGATAGCATCCAATTAAAGTTTGTCCTTGCCTGTTGTAACAATGATGTTTTCCAAATCTTCAAATTCATCAACTGCTTTGTGCCATTCGCCTTTTTGTGCGATTTTAATTGCCTTGTTAATTAGTGCCGGTTTTAAATCTAGTTCTTCTGCTACTGCTTTTACAGTATCACGTAGTCCTTCTTGTAGGTCTGAAACTTCTTGCATTACAGTTACGCCTTCGTTTACAATTTGGACAAGTTTGGCCTTTTCTTCTGCGCCAAAAGTTCTATCACTCATTCGAGTCTCCTTTGTTAATAATTTTATATTGTATATAGATTTATGCTAGTTGTCAAGAACTTTAAACGGAATTGGCACCGATTTGTCTAAACAAGTAAACCAAACATTGTTAGGCCCAATATGATGATCGTTTGGTAATAACTCATTTACTGCACGATTAACACCAGGAAAATCCATATCGTGTCCACATAGCCAACCGTTTGGTTTTAGTTTTGGAGTATAATATTCAATATCACCTTTTACACTGTTATAATCGTGACTAGCATCAATAAACACAAAATCTAAACTAGCATCTTCGATTTGATCGTGTACCTGATGACTGTGCCCTTGAATTGCTTTTAATCTAGGACCGTATTTTAGAATAACATTGTCTTTGTAAAATAACTTAATATCGTAATCAATAGCATACATTTTTAAGTTTGAAAATGCATCTAGTAGATGAAATGTAGTTCTTCCGTTGCGTACACCAACTTCGCAACCTGTTGTTGGATTGAATTTTTTTAATAAGTCTGCTAAAAAGTAATCTCTTTTGTTTGGTCCGTTATATTCTATTGTTCGTTTAATTTTGATTCTATCTTTTGCCATGCTTCCTCAAATCCTTCTTCATGCATATATGACTCTTCTTTATACCATATACGTTTGAAGTAACTGTCGTAACTATTTAATATTGTTTGTTCGGAGGTGTTGAGATGTCCTTTTACTAACCAAAAAAGTCGATATGCCTCTTTCTTGTTAATCTTTCAGTCCCTCACCTTTATCTTTATATGCCCATTCATCTGTGTGTCCAACGCTCCACTTGGGATTATTTTCTACTGTATAGTTTTGTGTGCATACTTTAAAGTCCGGTATTTTTCTGTCTGAAGGAACTAGACTTTGATCTGTAAACACTACTCTATTGTTTGGTTGCGCCGCAATTTGTCCGTTATCTAGTTTAATTATATTGAATGTTTTATGCTCAGGATCGTGTTCTGAGAAATTTGTGTTCAGTGTAGAACTTTGTGCATGGCAAGTGTCTAGCGTAAACATATACTCGCCTTTGTGCATTTTGCGATCTTTTCCAAAGAATTCACAATCACACAATAGTGGCTTTTTAATTACAGTGATATCATAATCAAAACAATCCCATATTTGTAGTGTGTCTAATGGCAGTTGATTGTCTTTGTCGTAATCTTCCTTCCATACAAAGGCACTTATAGGAAGTTTATCATATAATGC